ACACCCACTCTATTTAAATACCGTCTTTTTGTCACTGTGTGTCACTGGTTGTCACTCTCCGTCACGGTATGTCACCACAAGTTAACGTCGTAACCGCTCCGGCTTCTTCCAGTGGTAAGTAATTTTTTCTTTCTCCTGGTACATCTCCACGCGGCGACGATATGACAACAACTCCAGAACTCTGGTGCGTATATTGCGTATATCCACGCCGTTAAGCTCGATACCGTCACGGCGCATCACCTCAGCCACCACACGCGCGTAATTTTCGGCTATCACGCTGTCCGGCTGCGTGGCCTCCTGTTTGCCTGCTTCCTGGCTGATTCCGGTAACGCGACGGATTATTTTTAGTAGTTCGGTTTCGCTCATTCTCGTCATACCCCATCAAACGCCGCAAGCCGCTCTTTGTGGCTGTCGCTTATATCAAATGCAAATTTCTCATGTTCTGCCTGGAATGTGCCAAACGCCATCAGAGCCGCAACGCTCGGGTCTATCTTGTTGGATGATTTTTTCTTGTTCGGCTTGATATTGGCGTTCGCGTCACTCTGCATCACAACATTACTCATTGACCAGGCCAGCACCGGATCGCCACGATGCACAATCACCTTCCGGTTAACAAAAACTTCGAACGATTTCGCCGCCGGACTGAAACGAAGGTATGTTTGCGGGAACGGCTCCACCTCAAATCCTGCCCCCTGTAGCTGCGTCCTCAGGTGCGTGGCGTTCCATGTATCGAAGCCCACCAGCCTGATATTGAAATTCTCTGCATCCGCCATGATGTCATCACGGATACGGTCATAATCAATGCAGTCACCCGGTGTTGTGCGTATCCAGCCCGCCTTTACCCACTGGCGATAGATGGCGCGGTTTTTATTGGCGGGGTTCTGTAGCTGAAATTCAGGCAGATAGTGACGGGAAACCAGCATAATCTTTTTACCGACCGGAAAGGCATAGCACACGCTGGAAATATCGCTGGTTGATGATAAGTCCAGCCCCGCGTAGCACTCCTGCCCGTATAAATCCGCCTCCGCGAACGTTCCGGCGCACTCCGCCCATGCACCGTTACCCATCCACGGCGTAGCCCCCTGACACCAGATATTGAATCGCTTGGTGAGCATTTCCACCCACTGCGACGGAATACCCCGCGCTTTCTGGATGGTTGAGGCCAGTTTTTCACGATCGACGGAAACATCGATATTGGGATTCGCCTTTATCCACATCGCCGGATCGTCAACCTCGCTTTCATCATCCAGCTCGTAAATCAGCACGAACATGGATTCGTTCACCTCTTCACCATCCAGTATCTGGCAGCAATAGTCATAGTGTTGTTTACAGGCTGAAACAACGTTGCTCCCCGATGTGGTGATGGCAAATAACAGCCCCTCCGGACGCGCCCCCATTCCCAGTTCAAGCGCGGAATAAACCCCGTTGTCAGGGTGCAGGTGATATTCATCCACAATGGCAAGACTCGGGTTTGTACCTTCAATGGTTGCCGCTTTTGCTGCCAGTGGCTTTAACAGGCTGTTGGTTTTCGGGTGTATCACCTTGTGTGCCTGAATATTTACCCGCTTTCGTAACGGTCGGGATAAAAGGCACATCTGACGCGCATCATCAAACACGATCCGCGCCTGATCACGACTCACGGCGGCGGTGTAAATATCCTGCTGCCCGTTTTCCATAACCAGAAACCAGTTAGCCAGGATAGCGGCGACCGTGGATTTGGCATTTTTTCGCGGCACTTCAATGAATGCGCTGGTGTATTTGCGCCGTCCGGTGGCCTTAACCTTAAAGCCCAGGATGCACGCAAAGGCGAACTGCTGCCACGGCTCCAGCTCAATGGGGCTACCGCGCATTGCGCCTTTTACGTGCGGACACACCCTGGAAAAGGCAATAAACCGCTCCACGACCTCCGGATCGAACGTGTAAAGGGGGTTTTCAAGGTCAGAAAAATACCGTTTAACGGCCTGTTTCAGTCGTTTACAGGCCGTAATTTTGCCGTTTTTTACGCCTTCTGCGTACTCATGCCAGGCGGTCAAGCTCGTCCTCTTCCTCTGTTTCCGGTGGATTTCTGCGGCGACTTACCGGGTCAAAACCCAGCAAAGAAGCCATTTTGATCATTATTCTTTCAGCGTCAGCCTTTGCGCTCAGGGCGGGGTTTCTGCTCTCGCTGCCCTGACTGTTAACAATGCTGAACCCGCGCGTGGCAAGGTCTTCGACGGCTTTGCGGTATATGGAGTAGTTAACGCAATACAGCTCCAGATTGCTCCAGTCGGCGGGGGTAAGGTCTTCCCGTCCGGAAAGCTGGCGCGATTTTTCCTTCCACTGCCTGACCGCGATTTCATCCAGGTAAGCGGGGGCTTTTGGTGGTCTTGCCATGTTCTTTTTTCGCCCAATTATTTTCAAAAAAATTCCCGTGCACAAAAATTTGAGGAGGCGGTCGGTGTCCGGCAGGGACGGTTTCGTCCTGAAAACCACCCCCACCCCCTCTGACGGCCTCACCAGCGATTGCGAAAACATTCCATGACCTCGCGGTCACGGTCGGTTAATCGCTTCGCTGTGGTGCGTTCTGTGCGCCCTGTCCTGTTGGCTTTGTGCCCTGTCTCCTGTGTCTTCCATAAGTCACGCTGCCTTATCAGTCCACGTATCAGCCTGGTTTGCTCCTGTTCAGTCATCATCGCCATACATCCAGTCGTTACGGTGTGCTGCCCGTTCTTCCTGCTCGCGATACATGCCCGCCTTACGGTTCGCTTTCGTGGCTGGATCTTCCCGTGTCGTCTTACGGTTGTGGCACGTCTGGCACAATGCCTGGTGGTTCCACTCAGGCCAGAAGAGAACATCACCGCCGCCATTGATGGGGATGATGTGATCCACCACAAGAGCTGGCGTATAAATCCCCTTAGCCAGACAACGCACGCATAACGGGTTTTTGCTCAGGTACAGGGCGCGGTATTTGTCCCACTGTCGGGAATACCCGCGCGCGCGGCGGTGTCCCCGTCTGGCATCCTCTGCACGCCATACAGCCCGTCTGTGCTCTTCACACTTGCCGGACTTCACGCGCTTATTACAGCCCGGCTCAGTGCATCGCCTTAATGGTTGCCACGGCATCAGTACACCCCCACATCACGATAAACCGACCAGAGCGCAGAAATAGCCATAGGCAGTTCAGACTGCTCCACTGGTGAAACTGCTTCCCTGTTCTCGTACAGGAAAGCGATGTACATCAGGCAACCAACACGCATTGCCGGGGTAAATTCCAGCCCGTCTTCAAAACGTTTCCCGATATGCTTCTGGCAGGCTTCCAGCGCCGCATCGGTATACATTTTCAGAAGTTCGCCTTCACCGGATAAATCATCATCAAGTCGAAGATGTGCCCTGACTTCATCAGGTGTAATTCTGGCTTCACTCATCTTTTCTCCCTTTAATTTCCACAGTCTGTTTCCATGCCTGGCTGAACTCATCACCACCTTCACGCGGCGGCATACCCTCGCGTTCGCGAGCTTCGTTCGGATTCATGATCCCGCTCTTAATCCCTTTCTCATACGTGGCATAACGTTCGGTGGGTGTGGCGCGCAGTAAATCGGCTGAATCAAACTCAACCAGATAACGGGTACCAGGTACGGGAGAAGTCACCAGCAAAGCGGCCTTGATTTGCTGTTCGAAGTTCGCCAGCCACGGGCGCATTGTCATGGTCAGAAATGCGCGGCTCGCCTCACTGAAATTGCTGTAGGTGCTGTTGCTGTATTCCTGAAGAAAAATCGGCGACACGTTGAACATCCTGGCGATGTCTTCAATGGAGAAGCGACGGGAGGCCAGCCATTCCGCATCCTGGTTACTCATCCCCAGCTGCCTGTAATCCATGCCCCCTTCAAGGATTGGCGTTTTTCCGGCATTTTTCGCCCCCTTGTAGCGTTCCAGTGCGTCTAATGCCTGTTTACCTTTCACGCCGTCCAGCCATTCACCTGACGTGATAATCCCTGCCGCCATCATGCCATCTTTCATAATGCTGGCTCCGTGACGCTGTTGAGCAAGGCCAAGCCCCAGCGCCTCACGGCAAATCGTGACGGGGGAACGCCCCAGAAAGCCATCATCCGAGGCATAGCGGAGATGCAGAACTTCTTCCTGTAAATACGTGCGCACCGTTCCTGTACAGGGTTCGGTGATGGTATAGCGGTATTTGTGTGTGCCTGTGCGTTCCGGTACAACACACCCCGGCGCATAAGGATGAAGTGATTTTGGCTGCCCGTCCCGCCCCCACTCAATAACCGCATAGGCGTTACCGTTCAGCAGGCAGTGACGCATCATTGTGCGTTTAAACTGGTAAGGTGTCAGGCACGAATTAGGCTGCTCATTCAGCAGAATATCTACCGGGTGACTGTCCAGCCATTCCCGCGCCTCTCTGCCCTTGTCATTACGTACCAGATACAGGTAACACGGCATCGTGGCCACCGCCTCAGCGATGACAGAAACCGCGTTCATCACAGCAGGCAATGATTCAGCCGTCCCGGCAGAAACATATTCTCCGGATCCGGTATTTGGTACACCAGACAACGCCAGAAAATCATCAATGGACAGGTTACGCAGATCGCTTTTTTTACGACTAAAAGGCCACCACATATCACAACCCCGCCAGTTCAGCCCAGCGATGACGATTATTTCCTGCCGGGCGTAATTCAGGGTACTGTGCAAACAACGAACGGTGGGCAATCTCCACGCCGGATTCGGGATAAGCAGGCATCGATGTTATCGTGATTTCACGGAGTTCTGCGGCGGTTACAGTACGCAGATACGGTTTTTGCGCGATATTCCACTCCTCGCATAATGCGCGAAAGCCAAAGCTCATTCCTGTAATATCGCCACGTTCCACCAGCGTAAGCACATCTTTTCCAAGCTGGGTATTTGGCGGTGTCAGTCCAAAACGTAGCCCGGTGTTATCCTCAGTCAGTACCAGTGAGCCGGATTTGGTACGCCCCAGCAGTCGGGTATAGTCATGCTCATACAGACAGCGCACATCATTACCCGTCGCCAGATAGTCAGCAAAAGCCCCCGGCGTGAACTGTTCGCGAAACTCGTCCCAGATAATTTCTGAAAGGCTGTTCCAGCGAACGGCATAACCCACCAGTTTTTTATCGCTGGCGGTCAGTTCAGATGTACGGATTTCAAAATCGGTGTTTTTCATCGGTGTACTCCATAAAGCTGAAAAAGGAGGCCGAAGCCCCCTTTGCTCATTACTTGCCAGCCTGAATTTCCAGAATCTTGATGGCGTTCGAATCCACCACACCACCGCCCAGATATTTCTGGGTATAGATGTTAATGAATCCAGGCTCGCTGAAATCCGGACGGGTACGCGTACCGGTTTTATGGTCAACGATGAAATAACCGCGCTTAAAGTCACCGACTGCAATCACACCGTCCGGCATAAATTCCAGATATTCAACCGGAAGCCCCAGCAGAGAATCAGGATCACCAGCCTGTAAACGATCGCGCCAGATGTAATCACCAGTGGCATTTTTCAGTTTTTGTGCGGAGGCGGCTGTATTTGAGTTCATCACCCATACAGCTTTTTTGCGGTACTTATTGCGCAGCGTAAATTTCAGGTCAATCAGCATATCGGCGCTGAGACTGCCAGTCACTTTTTTCGTCTGGAGCGTACCGAAAGGACGGGTTTTGTCATTATCCGTAGTGCGCGGGAAAGTCAGGAAACCTTTGGCTTTTTTCTCGCCATCACCGGAAACCAGATCCGTTTCTTCGGTATCAACGAAAGTGTCGCCAATTTCAGAAGATAACCAGCCCATAATATCGACTTCGGAAAAATCGATAATTTCCTGAGTGGTTTTCGGGTAAGCGTAGATCGGATACAGGCGGATACTGACTTCATTCAGTTTTGGGGTTGCCGTCTGGTTACGTGCCGCACCTTCTTCGCCGTGTCCCACGACCGCGCCCCCGGCAGAAACCAGTTGCTTAAATTCATTACTGTGAATGGTTTTAACAGTACAGATTTTACGCATCACCGACTCATCAGAAAGCTGACGCATAATTTCTCTGTTCAGTTCCGGGATAACCGTATAACCACCATCAGCCGGAACACTGCCGGACAGGTTGCGGGTTTCCCCGGTCAGAATGTAAGAGCGTAGCTCATTTTTGGTGATTTTATCTTCGACGGGAACACCAGGCTGGTTACGTTCTTCATCAGCCACAGACTCGAGGCGGGAAATTTCTGTGTCGAGGGAATCGGCTTTTGCACGCAGTTCATCAAACTGTTTGCCTTCGTCATCGTTCAGGCTGCGGTTTTCACTGTCGGCTTTTTCCAGCAGGGATCGCATCTGGTTTTTCAGGACGGTTTTTTGCTGGCGGAGTTCGATTAATTTCTTCATGAAGGTTTTCTCGCATTGGTTAAGATTCAGGACGTGAAACCAACACGGGGGGAGCGCCGCCCGACACTCTCGGCATCTCGCAGATCAACCCGGCATCGCGCAGGGGGTCAGGCGGCATTGTGGCGGCTCACGTCTGAGTGCCACACGCCAACATATACATAAAAATCAGTATGTAAACATCAACCAGAATCACCGAACAACCTGGAACAACCACGAACAAATAATTTACAAAACCTGAAAAAAGGCCCGGAAAAAATCCGGGCCTTTATCGCTTTATTGTTTCACTGGCTCCCGCATTCTGCGTCTTATTTTCCACAAATATTCGATCATCGCTTCCACCTGCTCACGGTTGGTTGCGAAAATTTCCCCGGTCAGTGAGCTACGCAGAAAATCATGATGATCCACAAAAAATAACGCATCGGAAGAAAGCAACCGACGATATTTTTTTGCTGTCGTGGTTTCCAGATCATCAAAACCATGAAGCTTTTTATGTTGCTGAACTTCTTCAAATGTCACTGGCATGTATCCCCCTTTGCTGCCCGGCGCTGGCGCTTGTGCTTCTCATTCAGCACCATCAGCCGTGTTTCTGCCTCCTGCTGTTCCTGTGGTGTCACTTCCCCACATGGCTGGCCTTTCAGATCGTAACGTGCGCCACCAGCTATCAGGGCGCGGTAATAGCGCGGAGACTGCGCATAGGATGCCAGCGTCGCACGTAATACCCCCGGCCCGAATGCCAGCCCCCTGACGGCGATATCCTGCATCAGGTCGTCGAATATCCCCACCTTAAGCGGCTTCGGTGCTTTATGGCTGAATAAGTCAGGCCACATCTCAGTGAGGCGGTTAACGCGTCGGCGGTTTTTGCGCTGCCTTTTGGTCATATGCTGCCACGGTGTCGCCCCTGTGGGCTTCTGCTGTGCGTTCTGATTGCCGGGTATCACTTTATGCGCCGATGTGGTTTTATCCTGCTCTTGCGCCGCCTGCGTCGTTTTCTGCGGCGTGCCGTAAATGCCTTTCGGCTTCCGGTTAATGGTCAGCGTTGTCATGCCTTCCCCTGTAATTACTCTGTTCGCTGTTGTGAATTAAAACGGTATGTTATCCCCGTACGGGTCATCGTGCTGGCTTGTCTGTTGTTTTGCCCTGTTCAGTGCGTCAGTGGCCTGGCCCTGTTGACCTTTTTTGCCGCCCGGTCGCGCCGTTCGCGCACTGATTACGCTGTCTGCAATAACCTGCCAGCCCTGCCGCGTTTCCCCGTTCTGGCCTGTCCACTGGCTCACCTGCATGTTACCCGCCACGCTCACCAGTTCGCCTTTGTGGTGTTTTGCCAGTGCGTCGGCCTGTCTGCCAAACGCCAGGACAGATAACCACATCGTCGCCGTTCCGTCATCTGCCTGGCTGCACGGCAGGGGAACCGCCATACTCGCCATCGCCATTTGTGTCCCTTTGCTGGTGGTCTTTAACTGCGGGTCAGCCACCAGCCGCCCGTAAGCCGCTATCTGTGCTGTCATGCTGTCTGTTCTCCGGTTTTAACGTTGATGGTTGTCACCTGTTCCGCTTCCGCTATTTCCCGCTCTGTCAGCGTGGCAAAGTTTGCCGCCGCCGTGGTCATGAATGCACTTATCAGTTCGGGATGTGCTTTCGCGTATCCTTCCCCGGCATGGCGGTCTATCGTTCTGATTGCCACCTTTAAGGCGTGCTCTGTCATGTCTAACGCTTTATATTTTGGCGCTGTCTTATCTCTGTTTTTTCTGTTCATTCCCCACCACTCCCCACTTTTGCTCCCCACTTTTAAAATTCCCCACTTGCTCCCCACCTTGTTTTTTTGGTGAATCTAATGCTTTGTTTTTCATTGCGTTTTTTACTCCCCACTTTTTTGGATGTATACAGGTGGGAAAGTGGGGAATTATGTTTTTATTTTGTTAAATTCCCCACTCTCCCCACTTTTACTACCCACTTTTTACAGTGGGTAAACATCATCCCCATCGATACAAATCACGCCGTCTTTTTCCAGCTTGGACAACCAGCGCCGGAAGTGCTTCATCTCATACCCCAGCTTTTTCATATCGTCGCGGAGAAGGGCGATAGTGCATGGCTCTTTGTGTGCTGTCCTTGCTCTGATGCACTGCCATAATGCGGCGTGATTTTCAGTCTTGTTCCCGGCCTCCTCTATGCGCTCCAGTTCAGCAGGGGCGCGGGGAACGTCAATCACCACCATAGACACAATCTCTTCGCCATCGGTATCGGTGAACACCTCCACGCTTTTAAGGTCGTATGCGCTTTCTTTTGGCTCCTCTGCGTCTTTCATCTTCGTACACGCCGCCACCAGTGCTGTAACGTCTGAATTTTCCCGGCCGATTCGGTACTCTGCATCCAGTGCAGCGCGGAATGCGCTGGAACCTCGCGCCCCCTTTGTTTCATCCTTGCCGGAATGGTGAACCACCAGTACCGTGGCCCCTGTGGCCTGCTTTATCGCGTCACACCCCTGGATAAATGCGCCCATATCACGGGAATCATTTTCATCATTCCCACCAAAGCAACGGGCCAGCGTGTCGATCACAATCAGCCGCACATTTTCGCCCGTTCTGCTCTTAACAAGTCCGGCAGTCCTGATAACCTGCTCCACATAGTCAGGCGATGCAGGGAAGACAGGCGCGTTAACGATGCACAAATCCGTAACCACCTTGTCGTGGGTTATCTCCCACGCCTTAACGCGGCGTTTTACGCCCATACTGCCTTCGCCAGCGATATAGATAACCGCGCCCTTACTTACCCTGCGGCCTCCCCATGCCATACCTGTGGCAACATGACACGACCAGGAAATAGCCAGGAACGATTTATAAGAGCCGCTGGCCCCGTAGGTGCTGCATAATGATTCAGCCGGAATAAGCCCCTTAATTACGTAGCTTTGCTGCGCGTCGAATCCCTCAGAACCCCATGAGATGGGAAGTGTGATTTTTCGCTTTCCACCATTCATGACCAGGCTTTCCCCACGTTCCCAGGTTTCTTTAAGGCGCGGTAGTTGCTCGCTCCAGTCCTCCAGTAGTTCGAAATTCTCTGAAAGTAACCGCGCTTCCCGGACACCTGCGATCGCCAGTTTGGTGGCAATGGTCAGCATCTGCATATCGTCCAGGTTTCCGGCGCGTATGACCTTTGCTCTGTATCGTCCTTCATCAACAATCTGTAAATTGTCCAGTTCGCTTAACTGATAACGGCCCAGGTAAACCGGAGGGATGGGATCGCCTGCTTTTTTGGCCTGTGCAATCATGTAATGTTCTGCAAAGGAGTGAGCATTATCACCCGCAAAAATAACCGCCTCAGTGTGTTTATCTTTCGGTAACAGTTTTACGTTCGGTGCCAGTTTCATTTTTTACCCCTGAATCCGTTAATCATGGTTTTCAGCTTCTGGATGTTTGCCCGTGCCCTGGCGTTGCTGGTGGACACGTTATGCGGCGCGGTCTGTACCAGAGAAAAATCACGCCGGAACTGATAAACAGGCATCACGCAATCATATTCGTAACCTTCACGGCGGTAGGTTACGCGCCGTTCTTCCACGCCCTTAATCATTACCGTGCCGCCGTACTGGTCGCGGTAAATATCGCCGCGCGTAAATTTAGGGTGAGTGTTGCCACTGGCAGTTAAGCCAGAATATTTAAGTTTCATTATTTTTATTCTCCGGTGTGCTGTTCTTTATATCTGTCGTGCAATAGATCTATTTCTTGCAGTTCCATTATTACAGGCTCAAGAAGCGTTATTAATGCCGTGGCAATTCTTGATTTTTGTTTGTCGTGTTCATTGTCGCCAAGTGTTTCAAGCCATATGCGTAATATTTCCATCATGCTTTCACTGTGAGAAAGTGCAAGAAATGCGCGGTCTATTGTTTCGAGGTAAATATCACGCATATTAATCCCCACCCGTTGTTTTTCTTAAAACAGTTTCCGTTACGAAATCAGCATAGTTAGCGGCGATATCAAGAATATTTAGCCCTGTATCCCTATGCTCATCAGTGCAAAGAAAGAAAAAAGCCACCCGCATAATTTCAGATATTGACGAAAGCGCATCAGCTGCATTATCAGGAACGCCGGAAAATTCCTGTTTCAGGGAATTAAAACGATCATCACGCATGTTTACCCCCCTGAATGACCTGATAACCGCAACTGGTCAGCAACTCGATAAATTCCGGCAGTGTGCCGAAACAGCAATCATCACGCAGCCGTTCGCAGGATACCTCGACGCCGTTTTCGTAGTGACTCACCATACATCCGGTAAAATGCAGATCATCATCGTGATGGCTCGTTGACGGCTTAATCAGTCGCGCACGTTCCGCCAGTTCCAGCAATGCTTCAACGCTTCCGGCAATTGCACCATCCGGCAGGTGATAATTACGCACTATGCGCCCGTTCTCCACATTGACCAGCAACTGCCCGGTAAATTTCTCGTCAAACTGAATGCTGTTAAGGTCAGAAATTGACAGGTTATGCATGGTGCACCTCCTGCACATCAGCCATGATAATTTTTCCGGCCTTATCCAGTGCCTGATCGGCTTTTAGCTGCACAAATGCTAAATAATGGAAGATGCATTCTGATTCTCTGGCTGCGTGTTTATGCGCCCTGTCAGCAATAACAGAAATATCAATAAGCGCGTGCATCAGCGTAGTGAGCGCGGCGGCTGCTGCGTCCGGTGTGGTTTTATTGCACATGGCCTACCCCCTGGCGAATACGGGCAGCGAATACCATCACGCAGCCATCAGGAGATTGCTGACGCGCTTCCTGTTCGCTGGTGGCCTCAATGGTAATCACACGCGGTTGTGCCGTGCTCAGGGCGATAAAACGCCAGATGTATTTATTCAGGTTGTACGAGTCCCGCCCTTGCGGGTGTGTGGTATGATTTAACATAGCTACCTCGATACTTTCGCTATCGTTGGTGGTTAGAAGCCCTGCGAGTGGTAACGACACTTGCGGGGCTTTGCATTTATGCACCTTGATAACCTCAAGGTGTGGCCCACTATATGCTTTAGGTGTGGCCCACGTCAAGGGTTTTATTTGTGCTTTTTCTGTGTATACTGTCCCCCACCAATCCAACAGAGGAATAGAAATGGCAACGGGTACAACAAACGCAAAATCACAAGCTCTAAAGGCTCGTGTACCACACGAAATAGTAAACGCCATGGAATCAGTGAAAGAATCAGGCGAAAGCACATCACAATTCATCATTGCGTCAATGCAAGGCGAGATCAAACGCCGCCAGCGCCGGAAGGCCAAAGAGCAGGAATAACCATCACCAGCGCCGTGGTGTAAGGTATTACGGCGCATTGCTATGCAGGACAACACAATGACCGATAAAGAATTGACCAAAACATTATCACCGACACGGAAAAGACGACGCAGAAAGATAGAGCATGAATCAGAAAGATTCGCGCCATGTGCTTTTGCCCTTGAGCAATTCCTTAAAGAGTACAGGGAAAAGCGCTCATTGCAGGTATGGCAACGAACTGAACCAGACTGATTGCATTGCCCACCAGCCGCAAATGTGGCATTGTTGGTGATGCTTTTGTTTTCCCTTGTTCCCACTGGCGACCCTTTTGCGGTCGCCTTTGTTTTGCCTGTTATCCGGCAATAGTGGCGCTTCACCACACGGTTGATATAATTCCCCTGCACTGATCCATTTTTTTCGCAGCAGGTTAATTGTTCAGAAAGGCGGTTCCTTATCGGGGCCGCTTTTTTTATGCCTGAAAATACCCGATAACATGGCTTTTTAGTTTCACCAGGACGAACGAAGCCCCGCCCCTGTTCGGGCGTATATCCAGTATTCATGGTTAGATCTCTGTGTTAGTGGATGGGTGGCGGCGGTGCGCCGCCAGCCTGATTAGTGAACTGCCTCGCGGCTGTCCTTCCATGCCAGAACTTCGGATAAAGACCAGCCAACGGAACGACCGCCGAGTTTACGCCGTGATGGGAATTGTCCAGTCTTCTCCAGGCGATACCGACATGAGCGGCTCAGGCCTGTAAGTTGCTGACATTCTTTTTCACGTATAAAGCGATCAGCGCTTAACACTATTGCCTCCGTCATTTCTCAAAGAGTCATTTGGTGTCTTATTGTGTCGTATTGTTCCCGCTAGAGTGATGAATGGCAAATATTGGTGACGGTCGTTTTACAGATATGGGGTAATTAGAATAAAAATACTTTTAATTCATTGTGATGTAGTAGCGTAAAATTTTGCTTTTACGCCTTTTTTACATATTTTTAAGAGTGATTCGCCAGTGTATAAAAAAACAGTATACATATAAAAATCAAATGGTTATGAATGAGTTTGATTTTTAATCCGCTTGTCCTATTTTGTTCCTTGTTGTTCGTCGTTGTGTCTCGTTGTTCCACGTTGTGTCCGTTCTGAAAAATCACGAAAAAAATTATATTTCTCTGGCTATTGGCAGTGTGGTTACGTTTTCGTGAGTACCCGCCAGTATCTCTAACCGCTCTGTCCACATGTCCAGCGCATTACGTTTCGCATCGAGATAACGGGAGTGGTTATAGACTCGCTGCATCCCTGGCATCTGGTGAGCGGTGAGTTGTTCGACAATATGCGGATCCACGCCTAAATCATTCAGCATCGTGGTAAACGTGCGCCGTATATCGTGTAGTGACCAGTGCGGATGGTTTAATTTTTTGTGCGTGAATCTGCCGTATTGCGACACGCTGGCTTCCTGTTTCAGTTCCCCGAGTAATAGCCCTGTGTGTCGGTTCTGCTCCACCAGCCGTGTGACGAACGGTAAAATGCTTTCCGGTATTGGCCTGAATATGGCGACCTTCGTTTTGCTGTGCTCCTTCGGTACTGTCCAGAGCATTTCCTTAAAATCCCACTCCCTGATCTCCGACAGCCTCAGTTCTCCGGTTCGGCAACCAAACACAATCAGGAGGCGGATTAGTGCGCTGTAGTAGGGCGGGAATATTTTTTTATCCAGCGCCTGTAATAATTCGCCCAGTTCTTTGTTACTAAGCACGCGTTCGCTTATGCCCGGCTTTTTGCCAACGTCCACCACGTTGAGATCATCCAGAACGTTACTGACTGCGTAGCGACGTTTACGGCAGAACTTAAGCGCCTGTTTACACGCCTGCATCATGTGACCAGACGTTACGGGGGATTTTTTGCGTATCCGGTCAAAACAGGCCAGCCAGTGACGTAATTCGCATTTATCCAGTGGCATGTTACCGATGTGCTGTATGACGTGATTATTCAGGCGACTTTTCAGGCATACATAATCGACACGGTTTTCCTTTACGTGCGTTTCCAGCCAGTAACTGATCGCATCGCCAACCGTTACGGGTTTTAACGCTTCCTGCACAGTGTAGTTCAGTTCATGACGTGGGTTTTTCCCTTCTGCCAGCCATGCACGACACTTTGCGGCTTTTTCCCTGGCTGCTTTAAGGCTCAGATCGGGATAGTTTCCCAGCTTCAGGCGTTCCGGTGTGGTATCCCTTCCCGTTCCAGCCCTGTAGGTGAAGTACCAGGTCAATTTACCTGATGTTAAATATTTCACGCTCAGATTACCGCCATCGCTATAGAACGTATTTTTCTCCGCTGGCTTACCATAAAGTTTTCTTAACAATGTATCGCTCAGTTTGTTAAGCGCTCTGCTCAC